CTGGTGCAGCCCGCGCTCCATTTCCTGAAAGCGGCGGTTCATTGCGCCCCGTACACTTTCCGGCGTGGCATCCCATTCCTTCTTTGCCGCGTCGTCAAAACCACTTGGCGGCTCTTTGTACGCGCTCGGCTTGGGGTCTGGCTTATCCTGGGTCGGCTCTTTCAGCGTTACAGGGTCGTCATCATCCGTGTCGTCTTCGACTTCGGCCTTTGGCTCAACCTTGGGCTTGGCTTCCGGCTTGTCTGCCACCTTAGCGGCATCGTCCGGCACCTTGGCTTCGGGCTTTTCCTTCGGCTCTGGCTTGTCGCCTTCAACGGCGCGATCGACCTCTGCCTTTAGCGTTTCATCCAGCGTTTTGCGCTGCGTTTCGTCAACTTTGACTTCGGCAGGGCGTGGCGCGTCTGTCTGTTCAACAAGCGTATCGGTTTGCGGCCCTACAGGGTCCGCAGTTAATGCTTCTGACATTGGTTTTCCTTGTCTGAGAAGGTGCGTTTAGGCGTTCTGCGCGATGGCCCGATGTATGGCCGCATCCAACTTGCTGGTGTCGCGCTTTGGTGCGTCAGCCTTAAATCGGGCTGTGTCGTTGCCGATTTCCTCATAGCCGCGCGCCTTGGTTACGGCGCGAAAGGCTGATTTGCTGTCATAATGCCGCCCGTCAACATGCTCCGTCAGCGGCATGGCGTCGGTTGCAATGCTCGGGCATGGGTAGTCGCCGGGCTGTACCTGCGATGGGGGCGGGCCATACCGCTTTACCCATCCGCGATCCGTCTTTGTCCAGCCTTCCACTATGCGGCCTCGAACAAGTCCCGCAGCGCTTCAATCTGCGCGGCCGGGAAACCAGCGGACGAAAGCCGGGCAACAATCATCGCCTCGGAAACCTTGGCGTCATTCTTTTTCTTGTTCGCAGCGCGGGTTTGCGCCGCCTTTTCTGCGGGGGTCAGTTTGTCCTTAGCCATGATGGCCTCCTGTTCAATAAAGGGCGTAGAAAGTGCCTGTGGATGCCGCGCCAACGCGGGTTGGCCTGATGGGCGGGATGATGCCCTCCGTGGTGGCAATGGTCATGCTGGTTCCCATCGCATCAATGGCAACAATCGTGCCATCAGCGGAGCAGGCAACAGCGCGCGGCAATACCGCAAGGTCTGACGTTCTTAAACGTATCAGCCATTTTCCGGCACCTTTTCTGCAAATTGCTGTTGACGGTCGGGGCCGTCTACGGCCTGCCGCTGTCGATCCTCGGCTGACATGGCCTGCTCTACCTGCTTGGCCTGAGTGTTTTCCGCCGCCTTGTATTCTTCCAAGTCTTGCTTGCGAACGTCCAAGCCAATGCTTTGAAGGATCGCCGCTGTTTCGGCCTGCGTCTTGTTTATCTTCGCCTCGGCTTCGGCCATCCTTACTGAGAAGTCTTGCTCTTGCTTGGACATGGTGAGTTTCAGTTGCCCAACCTTTAGCTGGCCTTCCTGCTGATCCTTGGACGCCTTCAGTTGCAAATCCTGCATCTTGCCCTGCATGTCGGCCTGATCCTTGGTGGCCTTGGCCTTGACGTTCTCCATCGCGGCCTGAGCCTTCATGGTTTCGGCCTCGGCAAGCTTCATGTTGGCAGCGGCCAGGTCTTCGCTTTCGCCGCCCTCTGCCTGCATCCGCTCTACCATTGCAGGCGCACCGTCTACAAAGTCGTCAATCAGCCCTTCCAACTCACGTCCAACACGGTACGGGCTAAGAGCGAACTTAATCACACCACCCGCAACGCTAACGGCCTCCGGCCCCATCTGCATCAGCGGCATGAGGCGCTGCATACTGTCGGAGAATGCGCCCATGAACTCTTGGCGCGATGCCTTCTCAGCCATTTCGTCTGGATAGATTGTGCTGTCTGTCTCGATGTCCAAGACATAGGGGCGCAACTTTTCGTCCTTCAGGAACTCCATAACGGCGTCAATCGTGACTGCCTCGCCCGCCTTTTTGATTTCCGGTTGCCACTTGGCAATGATGGCCTGTTGCGCCTGCTCAAACTGCTGCTGAAGTTGCTGCATTTGCTGCGGATCTGGCTGCTCTTGGCCTTGCTGCGGGGCCATGCCCTGCGCCTTTTCGACCAGCGCGCGCATTTCTTCCTCGGCAGCGGCGGTCATTTCTTCAAGCTGTTTCTTGACATCAGCATTCGTTGGCAAGTCCATCTGCGCCATGTCAATCAGCGTGTCTTCGTCAAACTCCTCAGCCATGATTTCCGCGCCAATGCGGACAAGATCACGAGCAACGCGCACTAATTCGGATTGCTTGTCACGCACCCGCGCAGATCCGTTTTGCTGCTTTAGGCGTTGCGCGCCAAGCGTTTCCTCTGCCTGCGTAGATCCGCGCATAATGTCGGATAGGCCGATAATCTGATAAACATCTTCGATGATTTGGCGGCGCAGTTCAATCAGCCCGGTGATGGTTTGCGCGATAATGTCCAGCGGCAACCACATGATGGGATCGCCGCTACCCTGCATCAGTGCCTGCATGGCCGGAATCGCAATCAGAACTTGCGCGTCGTCTTCTATATCAATGGCGGTTTGGATTGCAGCGCCAACATCGCCACCACCCGCATAGAACCCCCGCACACGGATGGCATCAGCCAGCGAGTGGATGCGCCGCGTGAGTGCGTTCACTTCCTCAAGCTGATCTTTGTACATCAGCATGTCAGGCACGGGGATCAGTGTGCGGCGCTGTACCGTGGCATAGGCAGGGCGCGGGCATGGAAAGAACCCGGCAAGCTTCAGGTAGGGTTCGCTTTCATCAAGCGTGTTCTCATATCCCTCAGTGACCCAGACAACCTTGTTCTCTGATTTACACCAGATTTCCCAAACGCCGCATTTCTGCGCAGATGATAGCTTTTCATCACGGCGCGTCTGGTAATCAACCTCAAGCGCTTTATCCGCGCCAAAGCGTTCTTTCATTTCGTCTTGGGTCAGCCACGCGCAGCGGGCCACCCAATCAACCTCGGACCACTTACGGGCAGGCTCGTGCGCAAAATCCTTGCGGTCCACATGCTCGTAACAAACCTTGTCGCCGTCATCGCTTTCATAGCGCACCCACGATGCGCCACGCCCAACGATGGTTAGATCATCGCGCAGGCCAAGCATAACCTGATCAATATCCGCCATGTCGAAGCTAACAACGCATGTGCGCTCAAGCAGTTCGGAAGCTGTGCGGTAAAGCGGGCGGCGATCCTTGAATTTAGGCGTGACAACCGGGACAGGCGGGCGGGCGTAGATGGCTGGCCCCATGACCTGAATATTGGACCAGAACAGTTGAAACTCGCGGTCGCGAACAATGCCGTTGAGCGCTGTGGAATCGGCGTATTGCTTGTCGATACCGTCAGCAATGCTTTGCCAGTCGTCCAGCACCTTTGTCCCGTTTTCAATCAGGTCGAGCCAATGCTGGCTTTTGCCTTTCGCGATGGGCGGTTGTTCGTCGATCATAGCTTGATGCGCCCATTATTAGGTTTGGGCCGGAACATTTCAGGCGACCAGCCCGTAACCTGCGGTGCAGGCACAGCCGTCTTTGGTGCCGATATTGCGAGGTTGACAGCCAACTCGCCGAATGCGTCAGCGCCGTGGTCATTGCCGTCTTTCAGTGGCCCCTGATATGTACCCATCAGTTCGTTGAACTTTCGGCGATACCTGCGGAGCCTCGTAATGCCCTTTAGGACACGATTGGTTGCGTTGAACTCTGTGACGGGCAGTGTGCGTCTTACGGCCTGCACCCGGTCCTCTGGGTTGGCCGCAGTGCCTTTTTTGATGATCCGCAACGGAACGCCACAATCCATAACGCTTTCTATGCGTGTCTTGGCACCCGCGCCCCATTCCCTGACCGCAATGTCATGTGGGAAGAACAGATTGCCATAATCAAACGGATCATCGCGCCCAATTTCCAGCATTTTTGCATTGCAGAGCATTTCTTCGCTAAATTCAGGCATGGCATCTGCGATGATTTCAGCAGCACCTAAATTCTGGCACTCGTAATAGTCGATTATCCGCAGCCTATTTTCGCCGACAACCTGCGCGAACCAGATTGCAGTGTAATCGTCTATGCCCAGATCCCATCCGGTAACGACTGGCAAATGCCGATCATGCGGGAAATAGCCTATGCGGCCTTCTTTCTCAGCGGCAACGATAAGGCGGGCATAGTAAGCCGCCTCTGTTATTGTCTCGTATCCGCCGCCCCAAACATGGTCTGCCATTTCAGGGTCGGTGGCGTAATCGTGCGCGCGTTCATCAACCAAGGTCTCCGGAAACCACGGGTTGTCATCGCAATTCACCTCGACGACAACAGCGCCGGGCGGGGCTACCTTGCCGCGAAAAAACTGATCAACTGCATCAGTGTCGTGGCGGGGATTCCAGCTAAACCAGATTTCAGACCCGTCTTTTCGCATAGTGGGTCGCAGCAGTCGCAATGATTTATCACTGAGCGTTTGCGCTTCCTCTACCCACGCGATGTCGAAGCCCTCAAGCGACTTGATGTTTTCAGCGTTGTAGGACTGCATCCCTTTGAAGATGATCAAGCTGCCATTGCTGGCCCGTATCTCGTTATCAAGTACCGTGAAGAATTGGCCTAGGCCAAACTTCTGGATCTTATCCACCAACAACTGGCGGACCGAATCCTTGATAGTGGCCTGCACTTCGCGGATACATGCTGCCCGCGTTTTCTTGCGATAGCATGAAAGGATTATTTGCTCCGCGAAGAAATGCGACTTTGCCCCACCCCGCCCGCCGTGAACTGCCTTGTATCGGGCCGGGGCTGTGAGTGGACGCATCTTTGCAGGGGCATCAACCGCCAGGACTGACAAATCGCATCACTATTTCGGTTGGGTTGCCGTCCTCGTCTGATCCGGCAACCTGCATCGGCAGCACCTTGCCAAGCAATGCCATGAAGGGGCCGGGGTTTTCCTCAGCCTGCAATGCGAGGTAAGAAACCATGCCATCCTTGCCCACCTTGTTTCCCGCCTGCTCTGCCGCCTTTAGGATCGCGTCCTTGAGCAAAGCCGTTGTTTTGTTTGGCGTACCCTTGGCGCGCCCGGTCTTTGACCTGTCAAGCCCTACTTTAGGCTTATCACCTGCCTTTTCCATATTGTCCTACCAGTCTGAGTGGTGTGCGTTTGGGGATGCGTTATCACCGCCGCGTGTAGCGCTATGTGCGCCTAAAACGCAAAAAGGCGGCATTTCTGCCACCCGTTGCCATTTTCATGTGATACGGCATTTAAGAGATGCAGTCAACCTTTCAGCGTGTCACCCACCCATCGCCGTTGCCAAGCGTTCCAGTGCTGCGAACAAGTGCCGCTTGCCTGCGTCGTGTCGCCTGTGCCTGTATTGCGGCAAATGCCCGATTGCGCGGCCCTCGCAAACGACTGCGAACACAATGCCTGTGTCGCATGTCGGAACGTGCTTTGAGATGAGTAGTAGCCGGGACATGCGATCAATGCGTATATCTATGGCCGCGTCGGCCTTGGGCGTGCGGTCTACACGCACGTCACTGATGTCCGCGCCCTTACCCTGCATGGTGGCTTCCCATGCCGCTCTAAGGGCCTCTCCGGCGGTGTAGCCGCGCCTGCTGATTACGCCCCGCTTATAGTACATTTCTAAGGCGTCCACGCGGCGAACACCTCTGACGCCATTTGGATTGATGCGCTTGCCCGTGTCTGCGTCCACGTCGCCGCGTTCTTCTGTGACAAGGCCGT